TTGCGTTTGCAAAGGCGTCCCAAGTCAGCGGAATGCTGTCGGGCAGATTGTAGCGGTTCTTGGCCATGTAGGCGGGCTTCTCGGTGGTGAACAGCAAACGCTCACCGCTAGAGATCCCTCTGGCCACGGTCTTGTTAAAACCAACGTCGTCCTTTTTGACGATGGTCTTGTAGTTGGCGAACATAACGGCGTCCGCCCATTCCCGCACTACCGCGCTGCTGCGCTCTTGCAGCTTTGGTTGGTAGCGATCAAACGGCTCGACCTCTGGACTGTCGAACCGCTTAATGGTGTTGTGTGCCAAAAAGATCACAATCATTTTCTTGTCATTACGCAAGGCGTCCATTCCTTCCAGAACCTCGCGCCACTTCTCGGCGGCGATCATTGCCCCCTTACCGTAGGCAAGCTCCTTCGCGTCATACTTCTCTTCCATCTCGCGATGGATGATTGCTTCAAGCCAATCCAAACTGTCAAGCACGACGGTCTTATAGGGGTGGTCTTCAGCATACAACGACCCAATGGCGTCCATCACGTTATCCAGTGATTGAGCGATGGGGAAATGCTCGACGTCCAGCGATCCCAAACCGTCCTCCGTAAGGATGAAGATTGGGTCTGGTGCGCCAGCGGCGAAGGTGGACTTGCCGATACCTTCAATGCCGTAGACCAAAACCCTGGGCGATGACATTGTGTCGTTGCGGCTGATGCTTTTAAGGTCAAACGCCATCGTCGGTCTCCGGAAGTTCGATGCTGATGGCGGGCTTTGCCGCCTTGGTGGTGATGTGCTTGGCTAGCTTGCGCCACAGGTCGGGCCGCATCTCGCGGATCTTCTTGATACGCGGCTCGTTTAGCGTTTCCTTGTAGCGGATGACCTTGAAGTCATCTGCCCACTCGGCGGTCTCGGTGGTCAAGCTGGCATAGTTGGCCTTGAAGCTCTCGCTAATATCAATGCCGATCTTGGTGCCGTCGTTCAGCGTGAACGTAGACTTGCCTTGCTTGTTGGGCTTGTAATATGCAACGAGGGTTTCTTCGACCTTAAGGCGGCGAGCGTTCGCTTCCTTTTCGTCTGCTTTCGCCACTAACCAAAGATCGGTCAGGGCCTTGAGGCTTGCATCTTTCATTCGTTTGCTCCGTTTGTGGAAGCCCCATAAGAGACCCATGCAAACCAAAATGCAATATAATTTTTTATAATAATGTGGATTGTTTTCTCTCTCGGCTCGTGTAGCCTTGGAAGCCCAATCACAAGGATTTTATCATGGCCAACATAAAAGGCCGGTGCGAACCGGCATATAGTGTGGTACGCCGCTTGGGCGGCGTCACACGCACCGCACTACTTCTCAGCCTTTCAAGCCCCGCAGTCAGCCGCTGGCTTGTGCCGTTTGGCTCGTTCGGAACGGGCGGCAAGATCCCTCAAAAGTACTGGGACGATATCCTAGCCTTTGCAAATCGCACTGGCATAGCGATTGACATCTACGACCTGTCTGGCACCCCCCGCCCATAAGGCACCCAATGGATAACTCAGAATTCCTTCGCGCCGTCTATGGCGTGACGCAGGACAATTACGGCTGGACGACTTCTTTTGCCTCCGATCCCAATAAGTCTGAGCCTACCGTATGGTCGGGCATGGCTTGGACGGGAACGCCAGGTCAGAGCAACGTCATTGACCGGCGGGTCAGCGACAACAACTTCTTCTGCGTTTCCGTCATGGCTGCGCCGGATAAGAAGCGCCGGTCCAAGGATACGTTTGTCCGCCTCTGCGTTCTGCTGGCAGATGACGCCCAGCCCGACGATCTGTTCGGCAATCCGTCATACATTGTTGAGACAAGCCCCGGCAATTACCAGATCGGGATCTTGATCGACCGTGACGACGCGGACGCCAAAGATCAGGGCCTGATTGATCTAGTCTTGCAGCGCATGGCAGCGGCCAACCTGATCGGGGCAGATTCCAGCGGCAACAACATTGTGCGCTATGGCCGCTTGCCAGTGGGCTGCAACACTAAGCAGCGTGACACAGGCACCTTTGCGACCAAGGTTCTGCAAGCCGATCTGACGGCCTCCTACAGCCTTGCGGACGCTGTGGCTACATTCGGTCTGGACCTTGACGAAATCCGCTCTGGCGCTCGCGCAGCGCCTTCAGCGGCTAAGGATTTGGACAAGACCAGCCTGACGGCGGTTGATCTATATAAGTCCCTCATAACCACCAACATGGATGAGCGGTCCTATCATGATCCCCTGCTGAAACTGTCCTCCGGCATGATCGCGGCGGGCATGGCTCCCGGCGCGGTGGTCAATAACCTCCGCTCCTTGATGCTGGCAACGCGGCCTGAGACGGGCGCGGATCTTGCGCGGTGGGAGGCTCGCTTCGGGCAAGACCTGTCGCGCATGGTGGCCTCGGCTGAGAAGTATGCGCCCACGGAAGAGCGCATTGCGGAACTGGCACCCGATAACCTGTTCATGGGCATGGAAGCTCTTGGCGAGCGCACCCGCAACGTCCGTTGGGCGGTCAAGGGTCTGATCCCAGAGGACAGCATGGGCATGATCTTTGGTGCGTCTGGGACGTATAAATCATTCATCGCTATCGACCTAGCCCTTCACATGGCCCACGAAATGGATTGGGCCGGCGCCCGCACTAAGAAGGGCGCTGTAGCCTATGTCGCGGCAGAAGGCGGCGCTGGCATCTATCGGCGTTTGAGGGCTTGGCACGATCAGTTTGGCCTCGTGCCTGACGATAGTATCAACATCTGTATCACCCCCCTGCTGTTGTCGGCCATTGAAGAGGTTAAGGCTATGAGGGCTGCAATCGAATCATTGCCGCAGCCGCCTAAGCTGGTCGTGATCGACACATTGTCCCAGACTTTCAGCGGTGACGAAAATTCGTCCACGGACATCGGAGACTACTTACGCATGATAAACACCGAGATCCGCGCAGCGTTTAATTGCACGGTGATCGTGGTTCACCACACAGGCCACAGCGCGGCAGAGCGTCCACGCGGTTCGTCCGCCATCACGGCCAATCTAGATTTCATCCTTGGCGTCTTCCGGCCAGACCCTGAGAAGCAAGTCGCTCGAATGAGCGTCCATAAGATGAAGGACGGCGATAAGGTCGATGACGTGTTCTTTGAGATGGAGCGCGTTGTGCTTGGTCAGGATGATGACGGCGATGAGATATCGTCTTTGGTGGCCAAGCACATGGAAGGCGTCACATCTGCTGCAATGGCGACGGAAAAGGGCAGAGGCTCTAAGTACGAACAAGTGATCATGAAACTGCTCATAGATGGCAGGGCGGTTTCAGAACAAGAAATGGCCGCGAGTATCCCGAACGAGAATTCAACCTACGCCACACGCGGAATTAAGCGGTCATTGCAAAAGATGAGCATGGCAAAGCAGATCGTCATGATGGGCGGCAAGATGTGGAAACTAGCCTAAAAAAATCCCCGGCTCGCTGATTACAGCGTAAGCCGGGGAAGTTGGCTCGGTCCAGGAGAGACACGACCACAGATTGGTGTATAAGTTCCCCACCGTCAACGGGGGATTAAGGCCAATGGCTCTAAAATCAACTGACATTCCAGAAAGTGAATTCATTGCGGCTTGGGAGAAATCCTATTGCAGCCCCCAAGGAACAGCCAACCTGTTAGGAATAAATGTTAGGGGCGTCTATCTGCGCCGTGCCAATTTGGCCAACAAGGGCATTTTCCTTCAAACCAATCCACAAACAGCAGGACGCGGCAAGCAATATGGCTGGCAAACCGACGTGGGCCGCGCCTACAAGCGCCAAAATGATTTGTGGCTAGAGAATGGCGTCATCGTAGTTTTCTCGGACGCCCACTTCTGGCCGGATGAAGATCAAACCATCGCCAACATGGCCCTGCTGGAACTGATCAAAGACCTTAAGCCCGCCGTCATCTGCGCCAATGGCGATATCTTCGACGGTGCCAGCGTGTCGCGCCATCCGCCTATTGGATGGTCCAAATTGCCTTCGGTCAAAGAAGAATTAGAAATCTGCGATGAACGCTTGCACGAGATTGTTCTGGCAGCACCCGGCACCCGTCCCCAATTGTTTTGGAACATTGGCAACCACGATGCGCGGCTAGATCGCACCCTTTGCACGGTGGCCCCCGGCTTTGAGGGAACCATCATGCGGCTTGAGGATCGGTTTGCCGCATGGGACATGGCGTGGTCGCTGAACGTCAACGAAAATACGATGATCAAGCACCGCTACCATAACGGCGTTCATGCGACGTACAACAACACGATGAAGTCTGGCCGGTCCATCGTCACAGGACACCTCCACAGGCTCGCGGTAACGCCGTGGGCGGACTATAACGGCCACAGATGGGGCGTGGACACCGGAACGCTCAGTGAGCCTCACGGGCCGCAATTTGACTATGCCGAAAATAACCCGTCGCCGCATACGTCGGGCTTTGCCGTGCTGACTTTCCGCAACGGCGAATTGCTGCCCCCTGAATTATGCTGCGTCATTAAGAACGTGGCATATTTCAGAGGGCAAGCGGTGATCGACGGCAATTAAGAGCCGTACACTTTGTTGGTGGCCCATACGCCTAGGCGGCGCAGCCCTCGGTCACTGGCCGCGAGCCGTGCCGCCGACAGCGTGGTCAGACCCATGCGTCGGTGATGCTCGCAGTATGAATGCTCGCCGGATCTTAATTCCCCGCACATAAGCGCCTCATCCGCTTGGCCTAATGCGAAGTCTTCGACAATCCATTTGCAGCCTCGCGGGCGAAGGTTCGCCAATATGGCCGCGTGTTCTCCTGTAGGCTCTTGAACCACGATAACCTCCTGCACTGGCTTGGGTTTGGGTACTGGCTTAGGGAATTGAAATAGAACCGCCTTGGGCTTGGCATGGTACGGCGTCGCTAGCTTGGCCGCGTTTATCCGGTTGATCTTTTGGCCTTGGGCCTTCTTGAACGATATAACGCCTAGGGCCAACTCAGGGCGCAGCCCCTTGTCTCTCAGGCGGTTTAGCTTGCCAATGATGGCGTTGCGGGTCAGGCCATTGCCTAGGGCTTTGGCAATCTGGCTGGCGGTATCGCCGTGCTGATACATTTTCAAAATCTTGTCGATGGCGTCCTGCGTCCATTCGAAATTAGGCGTTTTCACTTCTCGGTTTCCTTAGTCTGCCCTTGGGCCAGCCTTTGTGGCTTTTTCTGGATTTATTCAGGTTGCTGTAATATTCCGAATCACCCCGGCGCTTGGCCTCCGCCATCGCCCATCTGGGATAGTCGGGCGATTCGACGGGCGGGGGTTCCGGTTCGTCATGCAGTCCCAACCAAGCGCACGGCTTGCACAGCCAGGTATCTAGGAACTTCATGACGCCTTGGTCAGTCCCGCATTCACTGCATAGGCTCATCCACCCTCCCCCTCCTTGGGCTGTAGGGCGGCGCGGGCGTACCGATCAGCCTCCAGATGATTTGTGACGCCCCCGCATGGGCATTCCCGCCCTTCACAGCAAAGGCGCATTTCGGGCTTGGAATAGGCCTCAAGCAATCCCCTCAGCGCCTCACGCAGCCGTTCGATCTCGGCGGTCAGGCTAGCGATTTGCTTGTCGCGTTTTAGAATTTCTACTGCGTCAATTTGCGAAAATAGCCCCATCACTTGCCTTCCTCTGTCTGTAGGGCGGCGCGGGCACGGGACTTTTCCCAAATCTGTTGATATTCGTAGTCGCTAATTCCATAGCTATCGGCGGCTAACCACCCCTCTATCTGGGCTTCTTTTACCAAAGCCCGCAGCCGCTCGTTCTCTGCGGTCAGGCTGGCGATCTCGGTAGATAGCCGATCAATCTCCTGCGCTTGCTCGACAACTTCATAGCCAAATAACGTACTCATCCCTCCCCCTCCTTGGGCTGTAGGGCGGCGCGGATTTCAGCAATCGTTACTCCCGGTTCAGCCGTCCAAATTGCCGCGATGGCAAGCGCCTCTCGCAGCCGCTTGATCTCCGCCAACAATTTTATTTTGTCCTCTTCAGACGCGATCAACTGAGATTGCAGATCAGTGGAAATTTTGATCCAATTAGCAGCAATTTTATTGTTGGCCTTTATCATTGGTTGCCCTCCTTGGGCT